TCACTTAAGCATGCGTACTATGCCAAAAGGCTCAAAATAGATAATATATTTTGAATCAACAACTTTCATGATTCCATATTTTTTTCTATAATATTCAACCGCCCACCATAGAAAGCCCTCTGTAGTCTCAAGGTATTCCGCAAACTCCTGCTGCGTTCTTGCGCCATACTCATATGCTCCTATAATATCATTCAGTGAAATGATTCTCTTTGCAGCCCATCTTCTTGCTTTTTCCTCTTGCTTTCTTATGATGGTTGTATCAGTAGTCCCACTAAGCAAATCTCCTGATGATGTATAGTAATGGCCGAGTTCTTCGGCAACAATGCAAGTTTCCTCTTTAGAATTCTCTATATTGTGTTCGTTGAGTGCAATGATTGGTGGTGTATAGTAATCTTCACAGTATAATCCTTTAATTCGTTTAGGCAGAGAAGCATACATAACTTTAATGTCATGCTGCAGGGCTTCTTCCTGCAATAGCTCAAGTTTAGTCAGACTGTATGCCATATTAGTCTCCTTTCTTCTCTTTCTCCATATGTTTCTGTTTTCTGTAGGCTTCAATAAAAGCCCTGACAGCGATTTTTTCATCCTCCGTAAGCTCGTCTTCATAGCCGTCAACCTTATGGGCAGCTATGGTTCTGATACCTTTATACATTGAATCTGAAACGGTATTTTCCTGTGAGTCTCTTTGAGAATTTGGATATGCTATACCGGAATTTATAAGCTCATCGGCATTGCCTTTAAAAAGTGCCGAAACCTCTATGCTAAGGGCTTGGGCAAGCTTTGACAAGGTTTCCAGACTGGGATTATACCTTCCGGTTTCCACATCAGCCAGATAAGACCTTGAAATTTCTGCACGGGCAGAGAGTTCTACCTGTGTCATTTTATTTGCTTTTCGAATTTCCCTGACATTGGTTCCGATATCCATTTTTATTCTCCTCAATGACGGTTATACCGACTATTGATATTATTATATATCGTATAAATGGAAAAATCAAGGAATAAATTAGTAGATTAAGCAAAAAAGTAAGCAAAATGTCGGGAATACAAGTAAACCTAAGATAATTCTACCAGATTAGGTGAAAGGAGGTTAAGCAGATTTTTACAAAATGTCGGAAATACAATACAATATGATTGTGGGAACGATACAGTGAATGTCGGGAATACAAGATGAAATTACGAAAAGCTATAGAATTTGAGGTGGTTGCCGGGTGACGGATAAGTTTAAGGACTTGGTATTGAAAAAGACTTTGGAATTGGTTGAGTGTGCTGAGAAGATCGGCAGACAGGATTTCTTTGAGATTAGCATCAAGCACATTAATGGTGAGCTGATAACAAAACTGGAGTGCACAAACAAAGATAAGGTAAGATAATGCTGACCGAAGAGCGGAGGCACTATACCGGGATAACAATTCCCGATATAGTGCCTTTTTATATGCACAGCATAGGGAGGGAAGGGGATGAATGAAAATCTTAGAGGACTGGTAGCAGATTATTATGAAGCTTTACGGGGTGTCAGGGAGCTTAAGGCAAAAGCAAGAAAGCGGCATGAGGCTGGAAATGCAGATTTGATAATCTTAAAAAGCATGGAGAAGGATCTGGAATGGGCAATTGAATACATGCTGATAGGATGTATGCCGTCGGATAGGAAAAGACACCGCAAGACTTCAAATGCTTTCATATAAAAGGGTTTTCAAGTCATTAACGGGGGTTATACCCTGTTTATGTTAATACAAACCATACATATTGAAGGGGGTTGGTTCATGACATCAGTTGATATCAGAAATGCTGCAGCACAAAAGCTCAGTACAGGATTTCCTAACTATTACCTGTATTATGATGCTTTGCCTCAGGATTTTTCCAAGCCTTGCTTTTTAGTTCAGATTAGCTTGGTATCAAAGGCAAATGAAAGCTTAAATCTATTCTCAAAAGCATTGACAGCCAATATTCGGTATTATCCCGATGAAGGTGTCAGTACGGGGTTACTGGAAATGCAGGAGCTTTTAGAAGGGTTATTCGATATGGTGCTGCAAGTCGGGGACAGGGTAATAGGCATTGACAAGACAAAAGGAGAAATCATTGAAAAAGTGCTGCATTTCACTGTTGACCTGAGCTACATAGACAGCAGGGAGGAAACAGTTGACGGACTGGAAATGATGCAAGTATTAGAAATGAAGGAGGAATATTAAATGGGATTACCACAGATTTTAATTGAATTCAAAACAAAAGGAACAACAGCGGTAAAGAGGAGTGCAAGGGGGATTGTTGCACTTATATTGAAGGATGACACGGACACATCCTTTACCAGCAAATCCTATGGCAGTATCGCTGAAGTGGATGCAGCAGATTGGACAACTGCAAACAAGGATTATATCGAGAAGGTGTTCATGGGTGCACCGTCCATCGTATTAGTAGAGCGAGTGGCGGTAGCAGCAACAGACTACAATGATGCGCTGCTGAGGCTTAAAAATAAGAAGTGGAATTACTTGGCGATACCGGGGATAGAGGCAGGGCAGGTAACTGCGGTAGATACTTGGATTAAAGGTGAAAGAAATAACGATAAGAAGACATTTAAGGCAGTGCTGCCTTCTTCAGTAAGCGATCACGAAGGGATAATAAACTTTACAACAGCGGATATAAAAGTCGGGAGCAAAACTTATAGCACGACTGAATACTGTGCAAGAATTGCAGGGATTTTGGCAGGAATGCCTTTCAGCAGAAGTGCGACCTATTATGTACTGTCTGAGGTTGAGAGTATTACGGAATCTACCACACCGGATACAGACATTGATGCCGGCAAGCTGATTCTTGTAAATGACGGAGAAAAGATCAAAATCGGCAGGGCTGTCAACTCATTGGTTACGACCACGGCTACAAAGGGTGAAGATTTTAAAAAGATTAAGATCGTTGATGCTGTGGATCTTGTCAGGGATGATATCAGGGATACATTTGACGGCGGTTATGTAGGAAATGTGGTAAACAGCTACGATAATAAGGTTCTTTTCCTGGCAGCGGTCAATGCATATTTTAGGGAACTTGTCAGGATGGATGTACTGGATTCAAGCTATGATAATTTAGCTTCGATTGATATTGAAGCACAGAGAACCTATTTGATAGGCAAGGGAATCGATGTAACAGAAATGGATGAGCAGCAGATCAAGGAAGCATCTACCGGAAGTTCGGTGTTTGCGGCTGCTGCGGTTAAATTCCTGGATGCAATGGAAGATTTGCAGTTCACAATAGCAATGTAGAATGGAGGAAGAAAAAATGGCAAGAAAAATACCTGGAAACAGACAAATTAACGGCAGATGGGGACAAATTTGGTGGGACGGCGAACTGGTTTATGAAATTGAGAGCTTTGAAGCAAAAGTCACAGCCAACAGGGAAGACGTGCTGATGGCTGGCGAGCTTGATATTGAGAGCAAGATTACAGGGCTCAAGGGCGAAGGCACCATGAAGGTGAAGAAGGTCTACAGCAGAGGACTTGAAAAGCTTGTGGGCGCCTGGACAAAGGGCAAGGACCCGAGAAGCCAGCTTATCGGGAAGCTGGCAGACCCGGATGCATATGGCACCGAGCGGGTTGTCATAAACAATGTTTGGTTCAATGAAGCAACAATCATGCAGTTTGAGCAGGGGCAGAAGCTTGAAAGGGAATATCCCTTCGGGTTTACACCTTCTGATGTGACATTCCCGGATCAGATTGCAGTACAGGAGGGTTAGACCAATGAAAAAGCTTAGCACGAAGGAGACTGCAGAAACTCCGAAAAAAGTGACTCTGGAGGAGCTGCTAGCCAGAGCAGCCAAGTCAAAAACAGCAAAAAAGGAATCAAGAGAGCTGTTTGTCAAATCGCTGGGTGGAACTATAACCATTGAGAAGCCGGATAGGTCTATATGCCTTGAAGCCTTGGATATGGATAACTCTGAAGAAGCGGATGAATATATTGTCTATAATTGTGTAACTAACCCGCTGCTTAAGGATAAGGTGCTCCAGGAAGCGTATGGAGTTGTGTCTCCGATGGAGATAGTAGCCAAGGTATTCGAGCCGGGGGAAATATCCGCCATATCCAAGGAATGCCTTGTGCTGGCAGGTTATATAGACAGTGTAAAGGTTGTAGATGATATAAAAAACTAATCAATAGTAATGGAGAATTGTATATGCTCCATTACTACCTTCAAAAGGGAATAACACCTGAGAAGATTTTAAGCCGAAGCTATACAGAAAAGCTTTTCTACTATGCCAGTATGAGCAAAGCTTTGGAAGAGGAGAACCGGGCGGTCTACGAAGCTGCCCGGTAGTACTCCGATATAGGAGGTGGTGTAATGTCGGCAGTCGGTGAATTGAAGACGGTAATAAGCTTCAAGGATACTCGATCAGTTGGGATTGAGGCGTTACTTAAGGCAAAGGTAAAAAATGCAGAAGTTGCAAAAGCACGTAAAGAGTTGGAAAAGAAATTTGAAAACATAAAAGCAAATATATCCTCAAGCTCTATTGGGAAAAGTATGAGCAACATGAAGAAATGGACTAACGAGAAGGTCTTAAAAGTAAAACTTGCAGCAATAATCAGTAAAGAAAGCTTTGATATAGGCGTGCAGGATTTCATGCGCAAAGCTATGCTTAAGGCCGAAAAGCCTATTGAAAAAATCAAACAAAAGTTACAGTCGCTAAAGAAAATATCTTATCAGTCAATAGCAGTGAAAGATATGGCTGGTGATGGATTGAAGACGCTTACGGCAAAACCACGTAAGATGCTTGCATCTGTATCTTCCATAGGAAAAAGTGCCTATGGCAAAGTTGCAGGCGGGTTTAGTAATGTCAAGGGTTTTGTCAGCAGTGCAGCAGGCGGGCTCAAAACAGCTGGCGGAGCTATGCTTGGCTTTGCTAAAGCAGGAATTGCAGGATTAGCCGGTATAGCTGCAAAAGGCATTGGCGAAGCTGTTAAGTCCGGAGCTGAGTTGGAAAAGCAGAACTTGTATATGGATCAGGCAATTACTACGAACAATTCCAATATGGATACAGCAGAAGTAAAGAAGCAGAGAGACGGCTATATGAAGCAACTACGTAACAGCGCAGCAGGAGCCGGTACGGATCAAAGTGATGTTATAACTGCAGGCACAACAGCTGTAGGTATTGCCGGAGGAGACACAAAGGAAGCTATGGAGCTTGTAAAGGTAGCTCAGGATATGTCGGCTATGAATCCCGGAAAGTCTGTTTCAGAAGCGATGGAAGCCTTGGCAGCAGCTAAGAGCGGAGAAACAGAAGCTTTGAAGGATTTTAACGTGAATGTCTCCCAGGAAGATCTCAATAAGCTTGGCTTTAAAGGAGTAGTGCAGCAGAGGCTTAAACCAAGATTTGAGGGAGGTGCCGAAGCTCAATCAGGTACAGGCTCTGGTCTGGTATCAGTCATTAAAGGAAAGTTAAACAATAAGCTGCAGGATATGGGGCTCGGCATCATTGAAAAGTTAAAACCGGCACTTGAGAGTGTTGTCAAGCTCATTGACAGGTACAGTCCGGCTCTCGATGCTATTGGAGAAGGAATTGTATCGGGAATTGGCCTGGCAATAGACTGTGTATATAAAATTGCCGGATTAATAGGAGAAAAATTTGGCTGGATAGGAGAAAAGTCAAATTTCCTTAAAGATGTGTTTGTAACGAGCTGGGAAGGTATTAAAAGTGGAATGGCTACAGCATGGGAATTTATACAACCTGTTATGGAACTCATTGCAAATGGCGCAATGTTGTTATTCAATATTTTCCAATGGGCTTTCCCTGGGATTCAAGCGGTCATTGAAAATGTGTGGTCATTTGTCCAGCCGATATTTGAAGGTTTAGGAAGTGCTATTGGCTGGGTTGCCGATAAAGTAGGAAAAGTGGCAGAGTGGTTTGACAAGGAGAGTAGCAGCAGTGGCGGCGGAGGCGGTGGTGCCGGTGCATTTTGGGGAAAGAAGGAAGAAACATTAGCAAAGAGTCAACCTGTTATATCTCACAAATCGGTAGATGCACTTAGAATGCCGGCTACGATGGATGGGAGCCTACAAAATGGAGATGACGGAGTGAATAGCAGGTCAAAAACACATACGGTGTCGCAAACAAATCTGCAGAGCAGCAAACCTAACGTGCAAAATCAAGCTTTTACCATAAACATCAATGGTGTTAATAAATCAACAAATGAAATTATGAATGAAATGATGCCTAGGCTTAAGCTGGTACTTGCGAATGTGTAAGGAGGGGTTGAAATGAAGTTTCTATTCTACAGCAACGATGGAAAGGAAAGTATCCAACTGCCTGTTAATCCCTCTGTATTCAAGGTTAGTGACGGAAGCAGCGTTACAACTGTTGATACTATCGGGCTTGGGGAGATTTGCATGATCGGCAAGGGAAAGCTCATCGAAGTTACATTGGAGTCCCATTTTCCTGCAGAGAACGGGCGGTATCTTCATTGTATGGAAGATACTGAAATGTCTGATATCCTTAATGCTAAAAGTCCTTATGAGTACATCAGCATTTTGAAGCGGTGGAAGGCACTAGAGAAAGCTATTAGGCTAATCATAACAGATACCACTATCAATATTTCGGTTGTAATTGAGAATCTGACATATGGAGAAGAGGGAGGCTCCAGGGATGTCAAATATGAGCTGCAGCTTAGAGAATATAGATCCTATATATTGAAGCCGACTACGGAAGGAAAAAAAGTGGTAGCAGCTACCAAGGACGAAGAGCAAAGCAGAAAAGATCAAGCTGCACCTGGCGGTATATATGTAGTAAAAGCAGGAGACTGCCTCTGGAAGATAGCCAGGAAGGTATACGGGGATGGCAGAAAATATAAGGAAATTATGACCAAGAACAAGCTGAAATCCGACTTGATCCTGGTGGGGCAGAGGTTGAAGTTATGAGCACGCTTGTGGTTTCGCATTTAAGAAATGGTATAAAGACAGATATTACCGAAATAGTGAGCCAGGTTACTTGGCAAGGTTCAGAAGACCAACTGTCCAGGAGACTTGATATCACTACAGTCAATAGTTTCAGCATATCCCCCGGCGATTGGCTGGTATTGCAGGATGAAGGCAAGGAGCTTTTCAGGGGCATCGTGTTTACAACCTTCAAGACCACAGAGGACACCATAACGCCTTATGCCTTTGATCCCCTAATTTACCTGGATAAAAGCAAGGATGACTATAAGTTTGAAAAAACAACAGACAAGATTGTAATTGAAACTCTGTGCAGCCGTTTCAACATACCTGTAGGAAATATAGAAGGCAGTAAACCGGTAAAAAAGCTGCTTTTACGGGAAAAGGGACTGGCAGAGCTTATAACTGAGCTGGATTCCGGCTATAACCTATTTTTCAAGGAAGCGAAGCTATACCGGGAGAAAAAGGGAAAACAGGTTTTACAGTGGGTGCTTGATGGGAATGTGATTATAAAAGCAACATCGAAAGAAAGTATCGAAGAAATGAAAAATTCCATCAGGGTCATCGAAGGCAGCAAGATTACGGTTATAAAAGATGATGTGCTCATTAAAAAATATGGTCTTTTGCAGGACGTTATTGAGGAGGAGCCGGGGAAGGGCATAACAAAAGCAAAGGATATGCTGAAAGAGCTTGGACGGGTTTTTAAAGAAATGGATATTGAGTGTATAGGCTTCAACGAATGTATAACAGGTACTTATGTTAAAATCGAGGAAAAAAAGACCGGACTTTCGGGTTCCTTTGAAATTACATCGGACACCCATAACTATGAAGGGGCAAATCATACAATGACATTAACGCTGAAGGAGGTGTCGTAGATGTCAGATGCAATAACGGAGCTGGCAATGCTTTTTAAAGAACGTGACAACAAACCGGCAATATCCTTTGCAATGGGTACGGTAAAGAGTATTGTACCTATGGTTATAGAACCAGAGGGGATAAATTTCAGCCTTGATAGTGATGATTTGATTATTGCTGAAAGGCTTACGGAATATGATGAAGAGGTAATGATGAATGGACAGATTATTATGACTATACACCATTATGGATTGAAACAGTATGACAGGGTTGTAATGCTTCCCTCAGCAGACGGGCAAAAGTATTTTGTAATGGACAGGGTGGTGGTATGATGCTTCCGGAGTTAACTTATGATTCATTGAAAATTGACACGAACCAGGAGGTTGGAGAATCGTTTCTTTTCGATTTCAAGATAGGAGAATTTGTATTCTGTGATGGGAAGGTTGTAACAATAGAAGGGGCAGATACGGTAAAACAATGGGTATATTCAACGCTCCTGACGGAAAAGTACAAGTATCTGATTTATCAGAACCACGGTATTGAGCTTGAAAGCCTTATTGAGAAGCAGCTTCCCTATAAGTTTTTTATCGCCGAGGTGGAGAGTGCTATCAGGGAAGCCTTGGAGATCCATGACTATATCAAGTCTGTGACCGATTTTAGTTTCGAGAGGTTGAAAAGCAAACTGAAAGTCGCATTTACTGTTAATTTAGTAGACGGTTTATCTTTTGGAGGTGAGGTACTTGTATGAAAATCAAACTGCTGAGGCAATAAGGAAAAGAGTGCTTGACAAGGTCAGCAGCGATTATGACAAAAGGGAAGGCGGCATGATATACGATTGTATTGAGCCTTCCGTATTGGAACTGGAACAGGTGTATATAGCACTTGATAATACTATTGAAAAAATGAGTATTGAAACGCTTATCGGAGATGAGCTGGCACAAAGGATATATCAACGAACCGGAGTAGCCCGGAAGCCTGCAACCTATGCTGGGGGCCAGATTGAAGCAACAGGAACAGGAAGCATCAATGAAGGGGACTTGTTCCAAACAGAGTCCGGCATTCAGTTTAAAGCAACTGAAAGTGTAGCTGTAAGCGGAAGCGCTATAGTTCATATTCAGGCTGTAGCTGCAGGAGCAGAGGGAAATGTACCGGCAAATACCATAAAGTATATGCCTGTTTCTATCCCGGGTATAACATCCGTTACTAATCTGGAGCCGACAGAAGGGGGCTATGATGCCGAATCGGATGAAGATCTGCTGCAAAGATACTATGAAAGGGTCAAGACGCCTCCTACAAGCGGAAACAAATCGCAGTATAAAATGTGGGCCAAGGAAGTGACCGGGGTGGGAGATGCAAAGGTAATACCATTATGGAACGGAAACAATACGGTAAAGGTTGTACTTATTGATGCCAACAGGGAACCTGCAAGTGCTGAAGTGGTCTCAAACGTACAAAACTACATTGATCCCGGAGCAGCAGGAGAAGGTAAAGGAGTCGCCCCTGTGGGAGCTTATTGTACGGTAGTGAGCGCAGGTGGGAAGACAATAAATGTAAATTTTACAGCCTTGAATAAAGATCCGGCTTACACCGAAGAACAAAGAAATGCCAATGTTTCCGCAAAGCTACGGGAATATTTCAGGTCTATTAGCTTCCGTGATGATATTACTGAGGTAAGCTATGCCCAGATTGGGTATAGACTTCTGGATAATACCGGGATAGGTGATTATATAGATTTAAGAATTAATGGGGGTACAGCCAACATACCGCTTGTAGACAATGAAGTGCCATTATTGGGGGTGGTTACCATTGCGTAAGGACGAAATGCTTGGCTACCTGCCTCCTCATTGGAGGAATTCCAATGTAATTGGACAAATGATGGAATCCGAGGGTGCTGAATTTGACAGTATACTAACAGCCAATAGTGATATTGAAGCTCAGCTGGATATTGATAAGGCAACCTGGGGACTAGCCATATATGAAAAGGAACTGGGACTGCAAACTGATGTCAGTAAGCCTTTAGCTGACCGACGTTCTGTCGTTAAAAGCAAGATGAGGGGGAACGGCAAGGCGGATGCTGTGTTAATCAAGCTTGTTGCAGATGCATATACAAACGGTGATGTTGAGGTAACTTTCCCGGATGGCATTATACATATCAAATTTGCAAATGTCCTGGGAGCACCGCCCAATTTGGGAGACCTGACAAATACGATTGGAGAGCTTCGACCGGCACATCTGCCATTTGAATATGAGTACATCTATTTTATACTAAATCAGGTACAGCAGCTTACGATCAGTGAAATACAAAATAAGCACTTAACGGATTTTTCACCGTTTAAACCAATAATATAGGAGGTGCATAAAGCAATGCCAAATTATACGACTAATTTAAATTTACTTAAGAAGGACCCGGCTACAGAAGGTAATGACTATTTTAATATTGAGACGATGCTCAATGAAAACTGGGATAAAATCGACACAGATAAGAAAGTGCAAGATGATACACTCGTGACACATGATGCAGAAATTGTGTCTTTGCAAAGCGAAGTACAAAACTCTGTAGCATCAGGTGAAGTATCACTCTCAAACACAACACTTGTAACGTCTATAGATGCAAAAGTCAATGGTGGGCTTAACTTTGAGATGGAAGCAAGCCCGTTGGTTGTGAATGCTGGAGGTAGTGTCGGAGATTGTGAGAATACAACAAATTTTATAGTTGCCAGTAGTACTATTGCATTAGACTCTACAACTAAAGTGTTTGGCAATAATTCAATTATTCTTACATCAACGGTTGAGGCAACTAATCCATTTGTAACCTATGCAGACACCGGGAAATACCCTATAGATGCTGCCAAATATTATTTAGTAACAGCTTACATTAGGAATATTGATGCATCAAGTGTACATATGCGAACTTATAAAGGCTCTACACTTACACAGATAGGTAGTTTAAGTGATGTTATAACAGGCACAATCTTTACAAGGGTCGGTATAAAACTACAGCCATCTGATTTAACAGGAGAAACAAGTATTCGACCGTACATCAGAGGGATATCAAACGGCATTGGAACTCGTGTTGCTGTAGACGGAATAATGGTAAATGAAATTACCGCAGACGAATACAGTAATCTCACAGTAGACCAACTACTTGCAAAATACCCATATGTCAATAGCATACAACCAATGATGGGGCTAGATATTAAGGCTGTAGGTGAAAACCTTGTAAGAAATGGTAATTGCGAAGAGGGTATAAATTACTGGACACCTTATAACTCCCAGGCAAAGCTTTCAATAGAAAATGGCATGTTTAAATTGGTTACTACTATGACAGGAGTAGGAGTATACCAAAAAAGAAAGGTTAAACCAAATACTGATTATTACCTAAGTGGAAATGTATCGGGGAGTACGCATTTATGCATATTAACGGCAGTCACAGGTGGTATAAATATAAGGGATTATGTTGGTACGTTTAATACTGGTTCGAACTTAGTAATATACTTGTACATGATAAATAATCAAATTGGTACAGGGTATGCAGATCATATTAGTCTTATTGAAGGTACTGTTGCTCCAGCCGAATATAAACCATATGATGAAGCAGAACTCCTCATTGACGGTGAATTTGTAGGGATAGATTCATATAGAGATAAGTTAAGCTACAAGAATGCTAGGGTACGTATACTAAGGAAGGTTGAAAAGATTGTACTAGATGGGGATTTAGCATGGAATTTTAATGCAGATGCCGCAGGCTTTAAAACTATAAAGTTAAGTATCCCAGATTCAATTGCATATCAAGCAAAAATAATGAAATACGATGGCAAAATAGTGCATTTGAATGGTTCGGTATCATCTTCTGATACTTTTAATCTTAATTCGTATCTGTACTTAGGTATAACCGATGCAGACTCCGGTTGGGGAGAAGATTATACCCCTACAGCAGCCGAAATAAAAGCCTTGATGAACGGCTGGAAAATGAACAATGGTACATTCGGAAATCCATATAATGGCGCAGGTATAAAGACATGGACAATATGGGATGCAACCGATAATACTGGAGCAGTATCGGTATGTCCGACTACTAAGGCCGATGGATGGACGGCATGGGCTACATTATGGTACGCACTTGTAACTCCAATAGAAGAAGTACTTGATACTCCTATTAATGGGCTTGGGGTATTTGAGGGGAAGACAACTATAAGTCTTGCTACAGGGGTTGTAAAAGAAAAGGCAAATCCGATGTATCATATCGGTATGGGATATTATTATATAAACAACAATGAATCATCTATCAAAAATTGTGCTTTTATATATAAAACACGGTCAATAATATGTATCTTAAAAAATAGGGCAGATGACACTTACAATTGGACTATAAGAACATCCGCCAGCCCTCATATTAATGGTATACAAGATGCCACAATTTCACCAGAAAAATATGACCCCACAGCAACTTATGAAGTCATATATGAAGTCCTGCATGAAGAATACGACTCACAGCAAGTAACCCTTACAGCCGAGTACACCGAAAATCTGAGGGACAACCACAACGAGCTTGTTAAGACGGTTAATAACATACAAGTTGATGTATCAGATATAGAAGCTAATTTGATTACTGTGACCGATGATGTTATTGCACATGTGACAGATATTGTGGCGCAGGCTGATGGTGGCCATGTCAAAAGAAATGGGACTACAATAACTGGTTCAAATGCAAACGCAGAGGGTAATTTAACAACAGCAAGTGGGACATCCTCACATGCTGAAGGAGGATCAACTATAGCATGTGGTCCGTCATCACATGCTGAAGGCGGTGCAACAGTAGCGAGTGGCAGCGGAAGTCATGCAGAAGGTTACAACAATGTAGCCAGCGGAGATTATTCACACGTCGAGGGTTCTGGTAACACCGTAAGCGGATATGACGGTCATGGAGAAGGATACAGCGTGAAAGTTATTGGCAGTTATGCCCACGCAGAAGGGTACGGCTGCGCAGCATTAGCTCCTGAAGCACACGCTGAAGGATCAAGAGTCACAGCAGGACATGGAACACTTTACAAAATAACTGCATTTTCAGGGCAAACCATAACATTAGATACCGTAACAGGTTTAGCTGTAAATGATATTCTTTATATGCAAGACAGCTCCCAACCGATAGGAATAACTGCTGCCACAATAACAGCAATTGCAGGGCTTGTGCTTACCGTATCAGGAGCAACACCGATACAATACTGGTCATATGCATTAAAACCAGGAACTGGGAATTACGGTTCTCACGGAGAAGGATATCTGAACTGGGCGGTAGGCAAGGGTTCACATGCTGAAGGATATTCCTGCATTGCGAGTGGTGATTATTCCCACGCTGAAAATAATGGTAACATAGTATCTGGTGCATACTCACATGCGGAAGGTGCGAACAATACAGTAAGCAGCGCAAATGCGCATGCAGAAGGAAATGCGAATATTGTTAGTGCAGATACATCACACGCAGAAGGTGCGAATAATACGGTTAGCGGTCAGCTTGCACATGCAGAAGGATATCATAATGTTGCAAGTGGATCATATTCATACGTAAGAGGGGCATATAACCAAGCGAGGTATGTGCAAACAAGCATTGGTCAATATGGGACAATATCAACGGCTTCAGATACAGCTTTCTCAGCCACCGCAGAAGCATTATTGATAGGCAATGGGAATGGAGAAGCATCAAGAGGACTCGCTTTTAAGGTAATGTTTGACGGAAAAACTTATGCTGACGGTGCATATGCTAGTACAGGAGCAGACTATGCGGAATATTTTGAATGGCTTGATGGCAATCCTGATGCTGAAGACCGAGTGGGGTACTTTGTAACGCTTGACGGAGATAAAATACGAAGGGCTTTAGCAGCGGATACTTATGTCCTGGGGATTGTTTCAGTCACTCCATCTATAGTTGGTGATAACTTCGAAGCATGGCAAGGGAAATATGTAACTGATGATTGGGGCAGAGTGCAATACCATGATGTGACAGTTCCTGCTGTGACAAATATTCTGCATCACAAGGATGAATATACCTATACAACAATACCTGCTATTATTGATGTTGACGGCTATATTGTTGAGCCGGAAAAAATTGAACAGACACTGATAAAAGAAGCTTATGACGAAGTAATAGAGATTTTACCTGAAAGGGTAGAAAAGCAACCTATTTATAATCCCGATTGGAACCCGGCACAGGAATATGTGTCAAGAGAGCATAGGAAAGAGTGGTCGGCTATAGGAATGATGGGAAAACTTCTTGTGAGAGATGATGGTACTTGCGTAATGAATGGATTCTGTATGCCAAATAATGATGGCATTGCCACAAATAGTATAAGTGGCTATAGAGTTATGAAAAGGGTAGCTGATAACATTATTCAAGTATTGGTAAAGTAGCGAATAAGGACACTTACACAACACATCAGCGCACCCTAACAGGGTGCTGCTTTTTCCAAAATGGAGGATGATACATGATGAATGAACACTGCAAGGACTGTATTCAAGTCGAAAACCTGGAAAAAAGGCTGATGGGGCTGGAGCAAGACTTTAAGGATTTGCAGGACCGGGTTGCAGAGGTAGAACGGGGCAATGCGGTAGGTGAAGAGCAAATCAAGATGATTTTTAAGATACTGAATGAGATCAAGGACAGCATCAAGCAGATTGTGGGCAAAATCGATATAATAGAGAAAAAACCTGCAAAACGCTGGGATGACATGGTTAAAACAATAGTGGCCGTGCTGGTGACAGCTTTGGTCACTTATTTTTTCAAAAATTAAGGGGGAAATAGTATGTTTAATTTTATAAAATTCAATTGGTTAAATATTCTTATTGTAATTACGATGTTTCTCACACTTGTTTATCTATACCGTATAGGCAAGCGTGATGCCGTCAAAAAGATCATTCTTGGTTTGGTCATACAGGCGGAGAAGGCTCTAGGCTCCGGAACAGGTGAGCTGAAGTATGCTATGGTAGTCGATGGGGCTTATATTGTATTGCCGGCACTGATACGTTTCCTTATAACAAAGAAAGAATTGGACAATCTTATCGAGGAAGCTGTTCAGTACATGAAAATGCAGTTGTCGGATGGCAATAATATTCTGGAATATGACGATGAAAATACTGCTTCATAGCACGGCAGCATACCTGCCAAGATAAAAAAATAGCCATATTGATGATAAACAGCAGATAAGTTTATCATCAATATGGCTAATAAGTTAATGGGGTAGTCAGACTACCCTTAGGCTAATGAAATTAATGCACTTGTTTTCTGCATGCTATAATTACATGTTTTAATAGTATAGACGTGGTAATTGAACCTATCCCGCCGGGAACCGGGGTTATAGCCTTAACCTTGTCACGGACTGCTTCGTAATCCACATCTCCGCAAATCTTTCCATTTCCGCTGTCGTTAATCCCTACATCAATTACGACACTTTTCTCACTTAAATATTTTTCATCCAGAAACCTTGCTTTCCCGATTGCTGCTACCACTATATCTGCTCTCAATGTATAGTCAGGTATATTTACTGTCCTGGAATGGCAGATTGTAACTGTAGCGTTTTCACTTAACATCATCATGCTCAAGGGTTTTCCGACTACAAGACTCCTGCCGATTACAACGACGTTTTCTCCTTTAAGAGGGATATTATAATATTTCAATATTTCCATTACCGCTGAGGGAGTGCATGGAGCAAAGCCATCCGTTTCTCCAGAAAAAACCTTCTGGAGGTTTACTGGGTTTACACAGTCTATGTCTTTCTTAGGATCGATAATATTTTTTAGTACTTCCTCGTCAAGATGTTTTGGGAGGGGGCGAAATGGTAAAATTCCGTGAATACTATAATCGGCATTCAGATTATGGATCAAATCAGTATATTTTTCCATAGAAGTATCGGAAGCTGCCTGAAATACCCTGCAATTTATACCTGTGTATTCACAACTCTTCTTTATATTATTTTCGTAAGCTATATCATCAGGCCTGTCACCCACTCGTACAATGCCGATTGAAGGAATAATTCCTTTTGCTTTTACAGCAGCAGCTTCATCTTTAATCTTGTCATTAAGTGCCTGTGCTACAGGTTTTCCTTTAAGTATTTCGCTCAT